CCGGTCGACGTGATTTGCAGCGCGGCTTCGTCTGATACGACCTGCGAGATCGTCGGGCGCGGCGGACCGACAAAAGACGCCGAGACCGGAGTCGAGAGAATAGTCGTGTAAGCTGGGATCGTCGTCGCTGAACTGTAGATCGCGGGAGAATACGGGACGCAGGTAACGGCGGCGGCGAGGTCGTCGATGTATTCTATCCCAGCGATCAGCACCTCGAGGCTCTCGAGGCTCTGCTCTCCGAACTGGAACAGGTCCCCAGCGTTGACCGAAGTGCCTCCGCTGGTGACGATCACGGTGTCGCTGGTGACCGTCGTCCCGACCGCCGCCACCGTGAGCGCGAGCGAGGTGTTCGTGATCGTTGCGCGGACGCGCAGCGTGTAGATCTTGCCCGCCTCGCGCGTCACCGGCTCATCTAGGACGATCGTGTTCGTCGAGCGCGAGACGACGCGCCCCGACATCTGGCCGATCCTCGGGACGTCGTGCGTGAGGCGGCATAGATCACCGCGTAGCGCGACGAGGTGCTCGATGTCGACCTCGAAGGTGAAGACCTCCGGACGAAGGCGCGCCGCCGCGATGTAGTGCCTGCCGAGCTTATAGACGTTGTCGGGGTTGGTCTGCCCGGGAAGGTCGATCACCTGATAGGTCGTTGCGTTCGCCTCGTTGAACCCGTCGTCGAAGACGACCCGCTCGTCCTCGCGATAATCGGCGTTCTTGTTAAAGAAGCGGATCCGCAGCGCCTCGGGGATCTCGTTATAGATGATCCTGCCAGTAAAGTTGCGCGTATTGCGCGGCGTGAAGTGCTGCACGATCGTCGAGCGGGTCTGTTCGATGACGACCGTCCACTTGTCGTCGACGTAAGCCGGGCTCGCTTTGCCTGCGTTCGCGACGTCTTGCAGGATGTCGCGGACCGAGAGCTGAAAGTCGAGCACCTGATCAAAGGCGAGCCCGTTCGTCGCGCAGAATGTAAACCACGCGCCGAGCTGCGCGTCGTTGATATTCCCAGCGGCGACCGGCTTCTTGTTTGGCGCGCCTTTTAGGACGTAGCGATAGATCGCCGCCGGGTTCGATGTCACGCTCGTCGAGGTCGTCCACGCCGAGCCGTCCCATGTCGGGATCTTCAAGGAGACGAGCGCGTTGAGCTGCTGAACGATGCCGTTGAGCTGATCGGTTGCCTTGATCCGGAAGGCGCTCTTGGCGATGCCGGTCAGCTTCACCGGGACCGCGTTCGTGTTGAATGATCGCAGATCGGTCCAATCCGCGCGGTCGACCCGTTTAGAGTTTGTTAAGAACTCTTCGGTGTTTTGCCGCTTTATTTGAACTTCATATTGTCCGGATACCAAGCCAGTTTTGCGTTGAGACACGCGCTTTGCTTGTGTGGTTTGATCTGTATAGGTCTGATCGAACCATGCAAGCCACGTTGCAGATCCGATAAGCCGGTATTGTCCGGTTAGCTGCACTGACCAGTTATTCTTTTGCCCCTTATTATTGATACTGAACAAACCATTCGGGAAAGTAATAGTCAGCCCAAACTCGGTCGTGTTGAGCGCGGTTGTGCGGCTCACATAAGTCGGAGTTAGGCGGATCGAGAGATCCTCCTGCGATGCGTCCGCAGGGTAGAGCCCGAGCGTCGAGGCGGATCCGGCGAAGTCGTGCTCTGTCTCGACGTCGGTGTAGTCTGCGAGGTCGGTGTTTCCGATCTTGATCGCGGTCACGTCGACCGGCCCATAACCCCAGATCAGAATGAAGCGCAGATATTGGTCGTTGCCCGCGATCTCGGTGTAGGGAGCCGCGCCATAAGGCGGGACCATGCGATGCGTGCCCATAACGACGGGGACGGCGGCGTAAGGCGTTAGCCCGTTGCGCGCAGCCGATAGGTTATAGGATGGGCTCTCCGTCCTATTCTGGGTCGGGCGCGGCCCGAAGAGCGCCGAGGCGGCGTAGGTGATCGCCATCGCGATCGCTGCGCCTGCGACCGCCGCTGCGAACGTCCCAGCGGTAAATCCAATGGCCGTCGCAATGGTCGGCGCGGCGGCGGTTGCGAGTATCGAGATGATCGTGACCGGATCCTGCAAGGTGACGCGCAGATAGATCGATGCCCCCGACTTCGGGCGCGTCCTCGCCCAGAGCTCTTGCGGGATATAATCCCCGCCGATGAAGGCGGCGATATGCCCGCGGTCGCCTTCGTCGATGACGAGCGTCGCGATCATCTCGGCGAGCGTCTGCCCCGCCATGATCCGGACGACGAGGCGCTCGCCCTTGGCGAGAGGATTTAAGATCAGCGTGATCTCGACATATTCGGCGAGAGCGCGGTCTTTGAAGGGGACGAGATCATTCAAGGCGATATGCTCCGATCACGCGCTGCAAGAAACGGTTGTCCCCCTTATAGCGCGAAACGCAGGATCCTACGACCTCTTCTGCATGAAGAACGAACCCCGGCTCGGTGACGATCCCGCAATGGGTCGCGCGCCGCTTTCCCTTATAGAACCCCCACATATGAAGGACATCGCCAGAGCGCACCTCGTCGAGATCGACCCGCACTCCGGTCGAAGCGAAATCAGAGAAGGATCCCGCGCCGCGCTCGATCTGGGTCTCGATCTCGTTGTAGCGCGGGAGCTTGATCTTGTAGACCTCCTTGTAGACCAAGCAGACAAGCCCCCAGCACGACGCGCCCTCGCGCGTCGATCCGTTCCACTCAAACGGGATCCCGATGTAATCGTTCCACCAGTTAGAAGATGCCGGGGAACGTCGAGGGCGAGAAGGTTGCACTTGGGAAGGGCTCCGTTAGGAAGTTGTCGATCGTCAGGTCGATGTCCATCACGTCGGCGTTATAACCGACCGACGCCGCCACGAGCCCAGAGACGCTCTGCAAGACCACGGTCGGGTCGCTGGCCTCGATGACCTTGAGCGCGAACGTCGCGCGCGTGCGCTGGCCTGCTATGGAGCGCAGGACGGCAAGCTCGGTCGTGACGTTCGAGATCGTGAGCCGCGCTCGCACTTGGAGCTCTGGGTCGTCGGGAGGTAGCGTCACCGAGAAGGGAAACGCGACATAGGTTGTCGCGCCCGCGACGATGTTCTCGGTGTTGTTGACGAGGTAATAAGTGCCGATGTCTGGGTGATAGATCTCGAGCAGGACGAGGAATGCGCTCGTCGTCGTCTGCTTGTTGATCGCCGTGATGACCGAGGTTGGAAGAGAGCGCGCCATTTATGGAAGAACCTCGAGCATTAAGTCCATGCGCCATTGAACCGTCGTCGCGGTGTCGCCTCCCGAAACGCCGGAGCATGAAGGCGGCTGCACGAAGCGCGCCGAGACGGTTGCAAAGGTACTTGGATCCGTGAAGTCGAAGGCATCAGTCCCCTCCGAGAGCGTCGTCTTGTAGAAGGTCTCGAACGTCGCGCGCTGGGTTCCGGTCAAGAGCATTGATCCGGACAAGAAGCGCGCCGTTGCAGTAAAGCGTTTGCGCTGCTTGTAAGGTCCAGTATCAGTTGTCGAGCGGATGAAACCCTGCTGCCGAGTATCCTGCACGCCGATCTCGAAGTATTGTGGAAGTGAAACAGGCCAGAGCGCCATCTCTTATCCCCTCTGTTGCAAGCGGTTGGAGATCCCGAAGGTCGATTTGATCGCTTTATAAGTCGGGCCCCCGCCAGTGATGTCCTGCGCGACGGCGCGCCCGATCTGCACCATGATGTTCCCCATGCTGTCTGCCGACGCCGACGCTTCTTGCCCGCTGTAATTGTTGATCGTGATCTTTGGCGCGCTGTTCCCGTTGGCTGCGGCGATGCCAAGCCGCCCATCAGATCCCCGAGAGAGCGGCATGATCGCCTCCGGCCCAGCTTCTCCCATGAGCCCCGTCCCATTGGCGAAGGGGAAGATCGTCGGACCAGAGACGACGCCGCCCTTGGCGAACGGCACGAACCCGCTCGGGCCGAAGACGTTCCCGTCTGCGCTGAATAGGCCCTTGATACCGGCGGCGATCGGCGCGGAGAACTGCTGCGCGAAAAGATCCTGTGCGACCTTGGCGAGAACATTCGAGGCGAAGTTAAGAAGAGCATCTCCGAGAGATGCTGTCCCGTTGAGCACCGAGGCGAAGGCGGCGTTGAGCTCGTTCTCGACGGTGTCCGCGAGCCCAGAGATGAGCTGACCGAGCGGGTCGAACTGCTCTGCGAGCTGCTGCACCGAGCGCGCGTAGAGATCCGCGTCCATCGCGCCGGAGGCGTGCAGCTCGTTGATCTGCTTGAGCCCGTCGGCGTATTTTTCGCCATCTGTCCGGGTCGCATCGTAATATCGTTTGATGTCCGCCGCTGCCGTGCTTGTGCTCTTTGCTCCGCTTTTGACCTCCTTGTTAAAGTCGGCGAGCGCCTTCTGCGCCTCGGCTGCGGCAATCTCGTTTGCGATATAAGTTTCTTTAAGCCCTTGCGTGAAGTTGGAGACGCCAGTCGGTGCGTTGAGAAGCGCGCCTGCCCCAGTGCGATCAAAGCGACTTGCGGCAAGCGCGCCCGCCGCTCCGATTGGGTCTGCCGCATACTTGAGTTTTATGTCGGCTTCGACGCGCGCGGTGAAGCTCTGTTGAGCTAAGGAGACCGCAGCGCCAAGAGCACGCGAGAGCCCGTCTGCGAGCGCGGATGCGTTGCTTGCGGCGGTTGATAGATTTGTAGAGACTGCTTCGGTTGCGTCTGCTGTCCCGGCTGCTTTGTCTGCGCCAAAGGATAGTTGATCAAGCCTTAGTCCTTCCTCGACTGCCTTGAGCAGTTTAGTATAAAGGTCATCGCCGCTTTTAGACGCGTTTCGTAATCCGTCTGTGCTGCTATAGATTAAATCCGCAAGCTCCTGTGCGGCACGAGACTGGTCTTCAAATGTACGGGCCTCATTCAGTTTTGCAAATGCGGTTGCAAGAGCTGCCCCACTTCCGGCTGCTGCACCTAATTGTGTCTCTAGGGTTTTTATGCCCTCTCTGTAGTTGGATAGTGTACCTATAGCATCTTGATAGGCTGCTCTCTGGGAATATAAAACATCCAGTCTATCTTGTTCTGTACTAGTTAAATCGCGCGTCAGCCCCTCAAGTTGACTGATCGCGCTCATCGTATCCGTCAGACTAGTAAGAAATATTTCAGTGCTCTTAGCGCGCTGCTCTAGCTCTGCGGCGGTTGATCCGCCAACCGTTGCTAGACCCGCGCCTGCTACGGCAGAGGCGGCTTGCCCGAATGCTTGTTTAGCGTGCAGCTCTGCGATCTGCCGCTGGATCTCTAGGAAGTGCTCGGCGGCTCCTGCGTTCTCTCCATAAGTCGCGCGCAGATCAACAAAGTCTTGATTTGCGTCTTTGGTCGCTGACCCGAGCGCGCTCATCGCGTCAGTTAGCCCATCCGTCGCCGTTTTAAGATCCTCTGCCCCGTCTGCGGCGTCAAAGAACATTGGAACAACGGAGAGTAAAACCCCGGCGACAACGCCGAGAACAGCGCCGAGAGGACCGAACCCGCCAAGAAGCTGCGGGAGCTGCATCCCGAGTGCCCGCGTTGCATCGACGCCACCGGTGACCTGTACTATCACGTCCGAGAGCTGGAAGCTCGCGTTATGGATCGAGCGTGCATTGTCCTTAAAGGCGGATCCGATCCCGTTGACCGCGCCTGCCATTGCCTTCGCCGGAGCTGCGCTCTTGCTCTGTGCCGCGCCCAGAGCGTTGACCTTGTCCTCGAGCTTATCTGCCGCGCCTGCTGCGCTCTGTGCGGCCTTCTCGAATGAGCCGAGCCCCTGCGCCGCCTGCGCGCCGCCGGTGGTCTGGACCTCGACGCCAAGCGTGATCAGGTCTGCCATTTTTTCGCCCTTTCCTTGTGCCACAAGGCGTCGAGTGCAGAGAGCGCGTCCACCTCAAGAGGGGTAAAGATCCGCCCGGTGAGCGCACTATACGCCAGAACCTCGGCAAATGCTATTGGGGCGTCGGCCTGCCGGGAGCGGTGCAGGCGTAGAAACGTCTCCCAGAACTCGCCCATCGTTTTGGGGAGCTCCGGGAGATCTAGCTCGGGAGGTCGAATGCCGCTTGTCTTCTCGACGTGCTCGTAATGAGTGCGGATCGAGATCCCGTCCTTGTCAGTCTGCGCGAGCTGGAAGCTGGCCTCGGCGTGCTTTAGGAGCCCGTCGAGGGACCGGCGAAAAAATTTGCGCGATCCGATGCTGCTGTGAAGAGCTGGTCGCGGATCTGCGGGGGCATCGCCGCATAGGTCGCGCGAGCGTCCTCAATCTTCACGTCCGCGCCGCCTGCATAGATATGCCAAGCGATCGTGATCAGCGCGAGAAACGCCGCGAGGCGCTCGTCTGGATCTGTGAGACCCAGACGACCGACCTCGGCCAAGGCGTTCCGATAGCCCTTGCTGTCGGATCCGTGCAGCGTGATCGTCTGGGGTTGCCCGTCCTTGTGGAGAACGGGCGTCTGCGTGATCGGGTGCAAGATCGTGTGGGTGTAGGTGTCCCGGAACGTGAGGTCGTTTAGGTCCATCTTTTATCCTTACACGGTCGTGCGGGTGATGCGGAACTGCGTCCCGGTGCTGCTGTCTTTGAGCGCGACAAACGGGATCGTGATCAGACGCGACTGAGGATTTCCGACCGGAACTGCCGCGCCGTTGATCTTGATGCGCGGCATCAGGAAGGTGTAGTTTTTACCGGCGACGCGGTCATCCATCACGATCGAGAGCGAGCTCTCGGTCTCGCCCAGAAACTTGTCGATCAGCGCCTTGTCCTGATAGTAGACCGTCATCGACCCCTCGAGTGTCGACATCCCGAATTGCATCTGAGGCGTGACGTTTGATCCCAAGACATAGGTCTGGTCGATGTTGTTGTTCAGGGTAAAATCGAGCGAGTTGACGAGAGCGATCGCAGATCCGCCCTCGGTGATCGTCCCGGTGAAGGCGTCAAAAGGTTCGTTCGTCGAGTAGGCGGTATAAGTGCCACCGACCGGAGCGGTTGCGGCCTGCGCCATGTCCTGCCCGACCAGACCGAAGGTCGCCATCGTCATTGCGTCGGGCTTGAGCGACATTGCCATCGTGTTGACCATCACGCCCTCGAAGGTCCGGAATTGCGTAATGTCGAGAGCGGCGTCTTGGATCGAGAAGGACTTGACCGTCGTTCCGGTGTTCAAGATGTCAGAGGCAAACGTGCCAAAGAGCGCGCCCTCGAGGAGCCAATCATAGTCGGCCGGGCGCATCTCGACGACGACGTCGCCAGAGACGCTTCGCTGGCCGTGCCGGTCGATCGACGGCATCCGGTCCGAGGTGATCATGTTCGACTGCACGCGGGTCTTTTGCAGATCCAGCGAATGCGTGTTGAACGGGATTTGAACGTAGACCGGAGATGCAGACGGCGTCGTGCCATAGGTTGCTTCTGCGATGTAGGAGAGCCGCGTCCGGGCTCCTTGTGAAAACGCCATGATGTGCCCTCCTTATGAGCTGGTGAACGTATACCATGAGATCGACACCGTGACGATATACCACGGTGCGTCGAGAACGGCGACGCTTCGTTCAGAGTAGCGGAACCGAACTGTCGTTCCGCCGGACGTCAGCCCGGTGTCGACGGAGAAGGCGGCGCGGATCGCGTCAGCCAGAGCATCAGCACCGGCTGGGCCCGTGCCTTCTGGAAGGTGTACGGTGACGAGAAATGACCCGTCGTGCCGGATCTGCGGCGACGGGCCCATGACCGCCGGTCGGCTAGTCACGGGGACGAGCGCCATGCGAACCCATGCTGTCCCGGTCGTCGGAACGAACTTGACGTTCTCGAAAGCGCGGTTGGCGCTCGACGGGATCCCCGAGACGGTTGCGATCTGCTGCTCGAGCGCGGCTCGAATGTTCTGCATGACCGTCATGGGATCCCCGTCGCTCTGATGTTCTTGATCTCGGTCACGACTGCCGCCGCGATCGAGCGGGAGCGCGCGAGCACCTTCCGCAAGAACTGCGTGCGCGCCTCGACGAAGACCGCATAATTTGCCCCGTTGAGGAGGTAGACCGACCCGTCGAGCTGCGCGAGCGTGCCCGCCTGCCCAGATAGGCGCGCCATTGTCATCCCGGGAGCTCCGGTCGTCGCCTCGCCGCCGGAAGCGCCGGGAGACCCTGAAAGCGTCGGGGACAAGAACCACGACGCGCGGAGCCGCCCGGTCTTCACCGGCGTGCCTTGCACGACCTCAAGCGAGAGACGGTTTATGTATTCGTTGCGCGCCTGAGCCACGGTCACCCCTGCGCGCTGGGCCAGCTTGTCCAGATCGACCGTGATCTTTTGCAGGATCTGCCCCTTCGCCATCATTCCCTCGCTTGGCAGACGTAGGCGAGGATCGAGGAGCCGCTCTTGATCGTCTGCACCGAGATGATCCGGACGGCGTCACCCTCTCCGCGCAGCTCGTCGTCGATCTGCGGGGTCTTCGAGATCGCGCTCCCGTTATAGGTCGCGGCGATCACGGCCTTGCGGTCGCCGCGCTGCACGAGCGTGCCGTCGATGTCTCGCGCGATGTAATTGAGAAAGATCGCGCGGACGCTCTCGTCGCTGTTTGAGCCGCCGGTGATCGTGCCCGTCGCCGGGTCATAAGATCCGCCGTTGTTGATCCGGCGGAACGTGATGTCATAGCCGTGATCCCGGAGGAGCGCGACGACATCCTTTTGCATCTGCGCGCCGGTTGCCATGTCGGATCAGACCTCGTCTTGAGGATTGCTATATCGCGGCGGGTTGGTGAACTGCTCGATCCGAAATGCCCCCGGAACGCGATCCGGATCTGTCTCGACTGCGGCCATGTCAGAAATTGACATCCCCCCAGCGTCTGGGACGCCGAGCCCGACGGATCCGAGCCGCTTGCTGTCTTTTGTGAGCCGCACCGCGAGCTCGGCGTATTGCGCCGCGCGCTGCGAGTAGGACGACGAGACGCTCTCGACGCTGCTGTCGACGAGGCGCGCATATTTGCCGGAGAGTGCCCGGCATATGACCGCGCCAGCGACATAGACGTCGTCGGAGCCCTGCGAGAGCGCGAAGGCGATCTCTTCGTCGCTGACCTGCTGGTCGGTCGTGTCCGTGTCCCCTACGAGGAGGCGCACGGCGTCACGCCGCGTTGCTGCGCTCGTTGTGCCGGGCGCTCCCCCGTAGGTCCACGTCATGCCGCTGCCCTCGCCACGGTGCGCCGCTTGGGCGCTGGGATCGGATCTGCGGAGGTCTCGGCGAGCTTAACGCCGAGCCCTTTGTTTGTGAGGTCGATTGCAGGATCTCCGAGCTCATAATGGCGGACCATTACTGCCCCGAAAAGGAGCTCGACCTTTTCTGCGGCAATGCCCAAGGCTTGCCAGTCGAAGGCTTCTCCGCGCTCGAATGCCCGCCCGTTCGCATGGAACGGGCGGTAAGCGAAAAGCGGATCCGACTTCTGAAAAGTGCGATGCTCGAGGTTCATCATGCGACGATCGCGTCGAAGAAGTAACCCAGCGAAGATGAGACCAGCTTGTGATCGTAGTGAGCGCGAGCGCGGATCACGTCGGTATCTTCTTCGTCGCGACGCTTGGTGTCGATGACGAACCCATACTCGTTCGTCCCGCCCAGATAACCAGCCCAAGAGAAGGTGTAGCCCGCGGCGGGGGTCATAATCCCCGGAGCTGCGGGGCGGTAGGTCAAGAGCGCCTTCTTGCCCAGAATGAACGAGTGAGCGGCGGTGTCGCCCTCTGCTGCGGTGTTCTGGATTGCTTCACCGACGACGACTTCGTCGAGCTCGAAGATCTGCGCGAGCAGGTTCAGCGAGGCGATCGAAGGCTGCGCGGTGGTCGCGCCGCCGTTGAACCGGCCCAAGATCGACGGGTGGTTCACAAGCGCCGAGTAGACCTGACGACCGATAGCCAGCACGTTAGGCTTAACGCCGGTCGAGCCAAGGATCGTGTCGACGCCGGTGCGGATGTTACCGATCGGGTCGCCCGAGGTGGTGTCCGACCAGCGGATGACCTGACCAGCCGACGGAGACGAAGCGACGCCGGTGATGTCGGTCGCCCACAAGCCGGTCGTGAAGAAGGACGACGCGAAGTCGTTCTCTTTCGAGATCAGCATCTGGTGCGTCGCTAGCTCGGCGGCGGCGCGTGCCGGGTCGTTAGAGGCGTCAGAGTTTGCGCGAACCTGATCTGGGATCGGGATCGAGACCCCGAACTCTTCGCAGAAATAGCTGTCGCTCGAGAGAGCGTAGCCGACTTCCGAGACGCGTGCACCGGCGGCGCGCTTCTTTGCGCCGTTGCGGTTGAAGTAGGAGCGGTCGAACGTGAAGTATTTGTCCGACTGCTTCTGCACCGGCACGTTCTGAAAGACGCGCGAAGCGATGAAGCTCTGCGGGTTTTGCAGCAATGCCAGAGAGATGTTTGTGAGAGCTGCGTCGATATGGAACGAGCTAACGGTAGGTTGCGGCATGATCTATATCCCCCTGCCTTATACTGCGCCGCGCGGATGGAACAGGATCTCGATGATCCGTCCATTGGCGCCGGTTTCAAGAGCCGTCCCGAGAATGAGGTTCGTCGAGGTGGCGGTGACAGCTTGGCCGGAGGCGTTAGACATGACCGGACCGCCACGGGTAACAGCTCCCCCGCAGACGACTTTAGTCTTGCCCATGATCGCCACAAGAGCGGCGCGACCAGCGGCTGCGGGTGCATCTTGTAGGACGCCTTGCGCGATCACGCCTGCGCCCGTCGGGTCGATCTGACCGTCCGCTGCCACCGAAACAAAGTAGAACTGCTTCGTCGAGAGGTCAGCACCGGCCTCGAGCGACACGCAGAGCATATTTTCTTGAGTTGCCATCTTGGCCCCCTTTACTGCACGTTGCGTTTAGCGAAGAGCTCCGCGCCGCGACCGGTGCGCGTCACGTCGGCGAATGCCTTGGCGAACGTCACCTTTTTCTCGACTGCATATTCTTCGGCCATCTTGTTGAGCTCGGTCATCGCATCGGTCTCTTCCGGTGCGATTGTGCCGAACTCGCGGGTCAGCTTCGAGGCGAGAGTGTTCGCGCCTTTGAGCATAGCGTGAGCGGCTTTGCGGACCTCAACGTCAGCGATCGCATCGATCGCTTTGAGGACTGCGCCCTTCATCGCCGGAGCGCCTGCAAGGTGCGGGATCTCGGCGCTGACGCGCTTGACCAGCTCTTCGGCTTCCAGCTTCTTCGTGACTTCGGCCAGATCCCCGGCCTGCTTCGAGATCATAGCGATGACGCTTGCGGGGAGCGCGCTTTTCAGCACGGGCTCGCCAGCTACGTCGATGTAATCCTCGGCTTGACGCTTCTCGACCGTGACGGTCTCGTCGGCGATCTGCACGACGTAACCTTCGGTCTCGAGCGACTTCACAAGTGCGTCGCGAGATGCTTCGAGGCGCTTGTTTGTTGCCTCGAGCTCTTCGAGGCGCTTCTCCTGATCGGACATCGAAAGGTCTCCTGTGCCCAGATCGCCGGTCGGTCCGGCCCCCTTGTTGCGCCTCATCTGCGCAACCTGATTGCGAGCGTCTGCCTCAGACATTCCCCCGGCAATCAATTCTTTGATCTTCATCTCATCTGGCATGATGCCAGCGCGCTTGAACATAACGACGCGCGCGGCGGGGTTCGCGGGTTCATCGACCAGCGAGAGCTCGATCAGCTCAAGATCTGTGACGTTAAACGGCATTGCGTTTTCCTATGCCCCCGATTGAGAACGCGGCAAGCTCGCCGCTCTTCACCCTATTCCATACACTATCGTCGTGCACTTTCATAGCCACTACCCATCCCTCGAGCGCGGAGTGCACGCCAAGCGCCTCTCCCAGCGCCTTGGTGAGCGGGAAGGAGTGAATGACCTCCCCGATCTGCTCGCCCTCGTGCATGGCCTTAGCGACGCGCACGTCGAGCATGAAGCGATCCGCCGCCTTCGTCATAACGTCCGCCGAGATGATGTCGCCCTGCCGGTCGACCATAGGCTTGCCGTCGATCGAGACGACCGACGCCCAGCCCCAGACGATCCGCGCCTCATCATCGAGCTTGATGATCTTCGCTGTGCGCTTCTCCATCGTTGCGTCCATCACGGCCTCGATCGCCGCACTGACGACGCTCTCGATCAGCTCCGCCGCCGGGTTCTCGACCTCGGCCCCGTCCGGCCCGATCATGCCTGTCTGTCCGACGAGCTCGAGGTAGGCCTCATGGCTTTCGCCCGGCATATAATACGCCTGCCCGTCTGGGCCTTCGGTCATATGCGCGACCAGCCCGAGCCCGAGCTGGTGCGACCGCTGCACCGCCTCGATGACCGTCGTGAAGACGTCCTCCGAGATCTGCCGCTTCTTCATCTCTTCCATCTTCGTCATCTCCGTTACCGAGGTTCCACTTTCCCACATTTGGCAAGACCAGTAACGCGCCGAGGTCTTGTCCGTTGCGGTGTCGCATGAATGCCGGGCGCGGAAATTGGCGCGCGCTTCTGGGTCGTCGCGCCGGATCTCCATGTTAGGATCTCCGAACGTGACCTTTTTGACCGTGTCACCAGCGGTGACATAGACGCCGAACTTCTTGCTCGCGCCTGCCGGTAGGCGGAACGGCTTGTCGAGCTCGACATCTCGGCCCTGATAGAGCGCCTTCTCGATCGCCTTCTCGGTGTAGACGCCGGTCTTCGGATCCTTCTTGAACCCTGCGCTGTCGATCGCCGCATATGCCGCGCCGAACGAGCGGCCCTCCTGATAGCCGCGCTTCATGCTGTCGTTGAACACGGTGCGCCAGATCGTGCGCGCCTTATCGGTTGGGAGGACGCGCTTGACCGGATCCGGAAGCGCGTCGTTGCTATCGTAGGGCATGGATCAGATCCTTCTGTAGGACGCGGGAGGAGAGATCTCGCGCTGGGAGGAAAAATCGGCCAGAACCCGTGAGGGGTACCCCTGCGTTAGCAGGGTTCCCCTTGGGGTTCCACCCGGTGAAAAGTAGGGAGGAGAGGAGAGGAGAACACTATAGGGAAATCTGTCCTCTCCTCCTAGTTTTGGCGCGCCCTTAA